GTTTACGATCAATCAATTCTTGGGTAGTCGTCCCAATGATCAGGTCATCGTACAAAAGCCCCATGCCCTTGGCCCAAGGGGTAGCTGTCAAACCAACAACAGGGATGTCTTGCCAATCGGGATGATTGAACCATGCATCGTAAAACTTAAACATGACATGGCACTCGTCCACGATGATCAAATCAGCCTTGGGGATTGGCCGTCTAGCCAACGTCTGCACGGAGCAGACTTGTACAGGTTGCGATGGATCGGTGCGTTCATGCATCGATTGAATGACGCCAATTTCCCAAATGTCGTGACGCTCAAACTTTTCTACGGTCTGATCAATCAGGCTCAAAGACGGGACGCAAAACAAAACACGGTTTCCCTTCTCCCGTGCCATGCGAACAATCTCGGCTGCCGCAATCGTCTTACCCGCACCAGTAGGCATTTGCACCACGGGTCTGCGCTTACCACTGCTCAAGGATTTTCGTAACTTAGCTATAGCATCAAGCTGATAGTCTCTTAATACAGCTTTACTCATGTTATTATCCTTATGTTATTTATATTATTATATATAGATTATATAAAACATATATAACCTAACATACCTATCTGGTATGAATATTATATATATTATAACTATTTACGCGTGTGCGCGAGGGGGAAAGAACCCGCCCTCGTATGGAGAACCAAGGGCGGGTCAAGTCACCGTTATCAGTGACGGTCAAAAGGGAGGAGTACCGTCACACTATACGGCTAACAACTTTTTGCGCGTGATGCAATACCCTTTTGGTATTTTTTTATGCCGTAGATCACAGTCGAGTGCCGGACATCCATGAGTCGGCCAATCTCTGAATAAGCCAAATTAAGTTCGTTTTTGGCGCGGTAAAACACTTCACGCCGAACTTTAACAACATCCGCCCTGATGGTTGGACTTCTTACGATATTTGGATCGATGCCGTGCATGGCGGCAACTTCCCGAAGCATGGTGGCAAACTTGCGGTTGTAGAGCCTTACTTGGAGAACAGGAGTATCCTCCAGGATTTTAGATTCCTGCGGCAAAGTGACTCGTTCGATCGGAACAACGCCAGTAGGGCCACTGACGCCGCCCAATCTCTTTTTGACAGCCAAATACTTGGCTTTCAGTTCATCGTAAGTCTGCGGTTCTCTGTCCATGCATCTTCCTCAAGACCATATACGGTCACTACCATAGGTACACCATGATCGCCCCACTCTGCAGCGATAGCTTTACATTCCGAATCATCTTCTACTACTTTAGTTTTAACCAAAAGGTCGCTTGTTGATTTTAATAAGTTATCCAAATCCCGACGCCTTTTGTCCGGCTTCGTCGCGGAGATGTGAACGATATACTGCCCAAGTATTTGATCCTTGGTCTGTGACTTGACCATCCAAGAAGCTTCTTCAAGCCAAGCCACGTATTCAGGGGAACGATACATACGACCACCTTTGCCTACTTTCCATAAACGGTTTGTGCTAGGGGCCAATGGCAACTCAAGCTTGATCATGCTGCTTCCAATCAAGGAAAAAATGGTGTAGTGTAATTTCCTTGTTTGTTGCTCTTACAATCCTGACCATCAAATTCAATGATGGGTCTTGAACGCCACGCTCAACACGGGAAATGGACGATGCAGTTGTTCCCGCCAACTTAGCAAAGTCGGTTAGAATCACGTTATTTTTTCTACGCCATTGGCGCAGTGGATGCTCATTCATTTGGTACTACTCTTGGCCTTTCACGCTTAATTGGCAGGGGTGTTATTACTTCTGGTCTACCCATAGTTATGTTGGGTTGGCCCCGAACTTCTCTGTTGTTCCAAGTCCAACATTCACCAGTTTCATCTTGAAATACCACCCAGAGTAGGTCATGTTCAGCGCCGTAGTCGATTAAAGCGTGTGCCAACCCCTTGCCTTTTGGGGACATGACAGGAATTGGCGGGTTAAGTTGTAAAAGCATAATGGCCTCTTGACTTTGTTTACACCATACGTAAATGATCAACTCGTTGACAGCAAGAACGGAACAAAATCCTAAACAGGGATTTTGCGAGAAAGGTAAAAAAATGAAAAGCAAATACGACGTAGATATGCTTAAGAGAACCATTGAGTTGCTTCTTGAGCGTTACCCAGAACTTAAAGAAGATGAGGAACTGAAAGCAGATATGCTTGAGGGTGCGACGGATTTCCGCGAAACAATGGAAAAACTATTGCGCCGCACACAGGACAATATTTACTTGTCCAATGCGTGTCAGGCAGCCGAGCGTGATATTCACGATCGTCGTAAGCGGTTTGACAAGCGCGTAGACTTTGGTCGGGAACTGATGAAGCGACTTATGGAAGCTGCCGATGTGCGCAAACTTGAGTTTCCAACGGCAACTTTGTCACTGATGAATACGCCGCCGCAAGTCGTTGTGCTGAATGAATACGAAATTCCAGATGACTTTATGCGAATCAAAAAAGAACCAAACAAAGTACTGTTGAAAGAAATGTTGGAGAAAATGGATGTGCCAGGTGTTACGCTCTCAAACGGTGGAACCACCATCGTCATTAGGGGAGCATAAGCCAGTGAGTGCAAAGATTGCATTAGCCCTGCATAACGTAATGACCAAAGTTACGTATGTTCAAAAGGGTAGTGAGAATAAGTTTCACGGTTACAAGTATGTTTCTGAAGCTGATTTGCTTGAGAAGTTGCGTCCCGCCTTGATTGAGGAGGGTCTTATCTTAATCCCATCGATTGAAATGGTTCGCCCTATGGACGAGCATGGCAATACGGTTGTGGATATGCGGTATGAGATTGTCCACAAGGATGGCGATATCTGGCCTCATCTGATTCGTGTTGCCGGATGTGGTAACGATCGTGCCAAAAATGGCACGGTTGGTGATAAGGGGCTTTATAAGGCAATCACTGGCGCAAATAAGTATTTTTTGTTCAAGCTATTCCAGATTGAAACAGGCGATGATCCTGAGCGGGATACTACGCCAGTGGCACATGAGTCAGTGGCAAATAGCGATGCGTTAAGCCATTGGCCGGATTATACTAAAGACTTATATACCTATATGAAAGTATTCCAGATGGCGATTGAAATGTGCCGGACGGTTAAAGAGGTTCAAGACTTTTGGAAGCAGGAGTTAAAAGAAAACTTCACCAAGATGAACTTGAATAAAGACGATGCAGATTACGAGGCTTTGCGTCAACTATGTGCAGACCGCGTAAAAGAAATAAACGCTGAAAAGAAAGGAAAGTAAGATGGCTTACGAACAGCGCAATAACTCTGGAATTATTTCTAATAACAAGTATAAAACATTAGATAAGCACCCTGATATTTCCGGTAACGCCTTAGTGAATGGTGTTGATTACCGCATGGCAGGATGGAAGAAACATGGGTCACAAGGTGAGTTTTATAGCCTTTTATTCACACCAAAAGACCCATCGGGCGAACGTGCAGAAGCCCCGACAAAGACCCCGCCTCAGAGAGGGACGATGACGAAAGCATCCAGTAAGCATGAGGTAATTGAGGATGAAATCGACGACGAAATACCTTTCTGAGCAGAGCGGTACTGAATACATCGTTCTTTCTTATCGGACTGATAAACACGGCCATGTGCGTAAAACCAAACTTGGTCGTGGATTTACTGGACGCAAAGAAGGCACGATTAACGTAAACTTTGAAGCTGCCCCACTTCCCAATCAAGACGGTGAATGTTGGGTATCTTTGGTTCCGTACGATCCTAACTTTGGTGAGCAATACGAATGACCCAATTTATATCCGATGACATGATGGAAGAAGCCTTAACATTTCTTGCCACTCATAGTTCTCTTGGTGCAGAAGCCAGATCGGATAGGTTCAAAGCGGAACACGCCAGAAAGAGGGTCAGGGCAAACCTGATCCTCTCCTCTGAAGAAAAAACATCTGCCATGAAAGAAGCTTGGGCAGAACAACACGAACTATATGCTGAAGCAGTTAATAACGAGGCAGACGCCATTCGCAATGATGAGTATCTACGCGCAGAACGCAACCGCGCCGATGCTGTCATTGAGGCGTGGCGATCAGAACAAGCCAACCAAAGAGCGGGGAATAGTTTTAAATGACATTTTCTGTCACCCTAACACGAGAAGATATGAATATCATTCGCATCCTTGGCGAATTACGGTCATCCATGAGTCGGTCGCACGGCGTTAAGAATAATAAAGTTAGTGAACTTGCTGATCATGAAATTGATATTGATGGTGTGATGGCTGAATTCGCTTTTTGCAAACACCACAACATCTTTTTTGATCCTACAATTAATCCACGATCAAGCACTTATGATTGTTTTTACAAAGGCAAACGCATTGATATTAAGTCAACCCGCCGTCAAAACGGTCGATTGATCAAGCATATCAAACACAATTCCGATGTAGATGTTTTTGTTTTAGCTATCATAAAGGAAAATACGGTTACATTCCCCGGCTATTGCACAGCAAAATTTTTGTATCAACCTGAAAACATTAAAAAAATTGGATACGGCGATACCTATGTTGTTGAGATTGACCAATTAGTATCATGGAAAATTCATGACTGAAGATGTAGGCACTACAGCGCGTGGCAGTTTATCTGGCAAAAGAAAGTTAGCCATTTGGGAGCGTGAACGCGGATGCTGCATGGAATGCGGCGTAAAACTAATGACTGGACAATTTATTTACGAACACGTTCGTGCTTTAGAATTAGGCGGGACTGACACAGACGACAATATAAGGCTTACATGCAAGCCTTGCGCAAAAGAAAAAACAAAAAAGGATCATAAAATGGCAGCAAAAGCAAAAAGAGTTAAGCAAAACCATCTTGGCTTAAAACAGTCGCGTTCGCCGATGCCATATGGTAAGATGTCCAAATGGAAAAAGAAGATGGATGGCACCATCGTACCGCGTTGAGCGTTATGAAGCTGTCCGCCCCACTTCTTGCTGTATTGCTTACTACAGGGTGTGAAACTGTAAGCAGATCAGCAGAGCCGCCCCTGCACGAGATGATTCGAGCGGCAGCGATTTCCCATGACGTAAACCCACAAATAGCTTTAGGTTTAATTGATGTGGAAAGTACATTTAAACCAACCGCCCAAAAAGATGGTAACTATGGACTTATGCAAATACGCATGGCTACCGCTAAAGCTATGGGATTTAAGGGCAACTTAAATGATTTGCTAATACCGGAAAACAACCTTGAATACGGTATGCGGTATCTACACTATTGTTACGAGAAGCACGGCGAGGATCGATTAGCATTAGGTTGCTACAATGGTTCTACGTCAACAAAAAATCGTTACCCACGCCGTGTATTACGTGCATCAGAGAAGTATTAAGCGGCTACACTACGCGCTACGTTCAATGCTTGTACGATCGCATCATCAGGCATGGATAGCATCTGCTCTGTATGGTTAGCCAATAGCTTTTGGTTACGCATAGTTTCGCTTACTAGTGCGTCTGCCGCCTTATCAATGACGGAGCCGCCTGATTTGCGTTCTATGCGGCCACCATCAGCTTGTCTGAATGGGCCATAGGCTGCAGTCCCACCAACAGTAACCCCGGCCATAGCCTTGTTTAAATTTCTTGCGGCTTCTTGACGGGCCTCAACCCCTTGGCGCAATGCTTCTAACTGGTCAGCAGGTGTTGTTAAAATTCTACCCTGAGCCTCAGTAAATTCTGGACCTGCTTGCCCAGTAATTTTTTTAGCACCCCAGTTCAATGGTTGAGCAATAAACTTTTTGAATGGAATATTGGCTACATCCAATTGGTTTTCAGAAATGATCGGCTGCCTTGTTTGAGCAGATACATCTCGTCCAGTAGCAACACGGGCCTGATCAAACGCAGACTTTAGTTCTTTTGCGTTGCGAACATATCCGTTTTCGCGGTCTGCAATATTTACAAGCCGCGACCCCGTGTTATCGCCAAAAATCTTTGCCAAACTTTGGTTAATAAAGTTGTTTTCGCTATCATTTAAATTGGATAGTGGGCCTGTATCTTTTGCATTTAATCCAATCTTAGTATTGACTGCATCTCTTGCGCCGACTTTAACGGCGTTAGCCGTTTCTGGATTAGCCAAAAATTGATCTAACAGCGAATGAACGCCATCATTCACGTACTCGCCCTTATTCAAAACATTTTGTCCAAGTTCAAGGGCATCCCCCAACTCATAAATGTTTTTGTATTTGCCCATCAAATTATCGTAAACCAAATTTCCTTCTTTATCGGTCACATTACGCCGAAGAATACCGGAAATGTTATCTCTTAATTTGCCGACATTTGCGCTTAATCCAGGTAACTCGCCAGGGCGAATAGCGTCAACACCTGCATTGCCGCCGTTGCGAATGAGGTTGCTGATTGCATTAATTGTGTTTTGCAACCTTTGTGGAGAAGTATGGTAAAATTCTTGACCTTCTCTTATTCCGGTAGCTGTTTCTAATTCAGTCGGGTTTCGGACAAGCATATTGCGAATGTACTTTAATGTAGATTCAACTTTACCGACCGAATCGGGCAACATTCCGTCGATTGTAGCAACAACATTTTTAACTTCGTCTTGAGGAATTCGTGAAACTATATTCCCACCAGTCGAAGGCAATCCCGGAGTTGCGTCACTCAGCAATTTAGTTAATTCATCGCTGTTGGCAAGACGTGCAGCTTTAAGTGATTCAGCCATTTCTGGCGTATTAACAATTTGGTCGCCAATAACAGAATCTACATCTGTTCTAATACGCTGTGGGGCTTCCGAAAGCCTTTGATCAACAGCACTTAAAATGTCATTTGCGCCCTTTGTTGGTCTGCCCTTTTGCGAGACAATATCAAGGGCAACACCACGACCTTCTGGCGTATCAAGTAATAGATTGGTAGTTCCCTCTGCGCCAACTGGAATTTTACCGTTTTGAAAGTTATCTGCTAAATTCTTCAACCAAGTTTTTGCACCACGAGGCAAGTCAGCGAATGTTTCAGGCTCACCCAATTTAGCTAATGACCCTAATGCTTTGGCCGCGAAAGGAGCGGCTGCACCAAAAACAGTTTCAACTGCTGCGGCACCAGGATCAAATGCTTCTTTATTCCCCGCAAAACGTGACCCAACATATTCACCGACATTAGAACCCAATGCCGATAAGCCCTGCGCACCCGCGTAAATACCCGCACCAACAGCTTCCTCTGGAAGCATTGCGCCTGTAAGTAACGCAGCACCAGTTCCTATGGCACCCTGCGTAAGACCGCGTTCAGCACTTAGTGCATTTAACCCATGACCTTCTGGGTAGTATTTTTTACCATTAACTACTGCAACAGGATTGCCCCATTCATCGGTGGAATACTTAACCCCACCAGGAATGTTAGACTCAAGAATATCCTTAACTGCGGCGGTGCTATTGGTCAGTGGCATACCCATTTTTGCCGCTAATGCATTACTAATAGATGGGTAATCCTTTATAGGGATTTCCGTAACCGATGGAATTTTTGCTTCATATGGTTTTTCAGGAATGCCAACATTGAATGGGTCAACACCCGCACCTGCCAATACAGCAGCCTCATCTTCAGATTGTGGCGTGTAAGCAGGTGTAGTGCGTCGTTGCAACTCATTGTAGTGAGTTGTTAATGCTTGATGCATTACATTTTGAGGCGTTCCTTCAGGGAAGGAAAAAACCTGATTATCTGGGCCAACAACTGAAATATTTGCCATTATTAGCCTCCAAACCCAGTTTTAGGATTCCAAATCAATGCTCCCGCAGGAACATTTGGATTTGCGGCCTTTTCATCCCAAAGTTCAGTTGGCTTATTAAGCAGATTTTTCATGCTTTCTTCATTCATGCCAGGGAATAAACCTTTTTTACCACCCAATTTGTTGTCGGTAACATATTGGCGGTAAGCATTTAAATCATGCAATGGCACACCATCATCATCTGTCTGGTTGCGCCATTTTTTTGCAAAAGTATTTGGATCGGGTTTCCCCGCATCAAGCCACGCTTCTCGTAAATCTTTTTCTTGCATTAATTCTGCATAAGCATTTTGAATTAATTGATATCGAGATGTTGCGGGAAGATCAGGAGAGGCAACTGTTTTTAAAGTAGTTTTTAATCCTACAGCAGGTGATCTTCCTAACTCAGCTGCCACAGTTTCAATTGCTTGACTTGTCGCTGCCTTAACAGCGGTAGCATCACCAGATTGAATCTGTTCAAGGCTGATATTGCCAAAATGGTCAATACCTGCCGACTGCATATAACCAATTAACTGCGCCCGAAGCCCAGAAAGATTGTTACTGGAAACATTTTGGTAAATTTTAGTCAACGTGTCCAAAAGTTGTTCATTTTTACCAAATTCTTGTAAAAATTTACCAGTTTCGTCGTTGTATGCCTTTAAATCAGCCGCTTCATTTTTGGATATTTCTGTCCTTTTTGTTGCTTCAGCCGCACGTTGTTGCGCGGCCGCCACTGCTGACGGAGACTTGCCCATACCTGCGGGTTCACCCGTATCGGGGTCAACTAACTGAGTAGGGGCATCACCATTAGCAATATCTTTTGCTAATGTCCTATATTTACTTGCATTTTCAAGTGCCTCAGCCGCTTCTTTTTCACGCGATGACCCGAACGTGGAAAGCCATTTATTTTTATCTTCCCAATACTTCGCAACTGAATTCCAATAGTCTGGAGTACCAGTCGGAGCCATATCTGGGAATGCTTTTGAAGGTTTAGCATTTTTAGCAATATCGCCCAAAGCATCGGCAACTTGAACCATTGGTTGAGTCTTATCAACATCGCCTTCTCCCGCCCCTAAAGTAGACGAGATTAACTTGGACATATCTTGCTTATCTTTAATAGCCCCCGACACCTGATCATCTTCGGGTACCACCGAAGGGTCAACGCCGCCAAGAGCCAACCCAATTCTTCCCCCTTTTGCTTCTCTAGGGGGAATAGTATTGGATCTTAAAACAGAACTTAATCCCCTTGGAAGACGAAGCAATGAGGCATTATCTTCAAAAATTTTAAAGTATTGGTCTTCAGAAATTGTTTGCCCAGTACTTAAATTTTTATACCAATTCTTTGCATTTGGATTTTGCGCACGAATTTCGTCTGGCATATCAGCTGGGTTTTGTGGAATCCACTTTTCTTGAAGTTTATTATCCAAGTCAAAGGCAGTTTTAAACTGTTCTTGCCTTAATTGTTCGCCACGCAATCCAAGATCGCCTTGTTGATACGTTGCTTGAGATGCCGTACCTAAAGCATTTGCCTCGCGTTCTAGCAATTTTTCTCCAAAATCGCGTTTGTTCTTTAGCGCATTGTAATAGGTGCCAAGACCAGCTTGTGCGCCTTGACCAACGCCGATGCCAAATATAGGCGACTTATTGCCCATCATGGCAAGACCGGCAGACAACAAACCCATATTGGCTTCATCTGACAAAGGATGGCCGACAATCGTTTCTGCGATTGTTTTAGGACGATTTGGATCAGGTTGGGCATTTAAATCCTGATACTGCTGAGCGATAGTATCAGCTAATGTACCAAGCTTTGCTGCATATGGATTCGCAGGTGGCACGAAACCATCCCCCTCATAACCATGACGACCTACAACACCACCGTCAGCATAATTCAATCCAAGGCTATAAGTTCCTTGGCTGTTACCAATAACATCACTTGCCGATACAGTTCCAAGTGTGTTGCCAATCAGCTTATTAGCCCAACCGCGCAAATTAGCTTTTTCTGAAGGATCAGCCATTGCTTGGCTTAAAACCTTGCTTGGATCAATTTCCCCCTCATCAGATAAAGATGGGGCAGATGGTTTTGTTGACCAACCAGGGGATGACCTGCCTAAATGTCGGACACGCATAACATCAGCAAGGCTTAATGGTTTAGTTGATCCACCAGTTGGCTGGTCAGAATAAGGAACGTCAACGCCGTATTGTGAATCTACGCCGCCTTGCAAAGCATAACCTTGGCGATCATCGCCCTCATGAACAGCGCCTCCCATTGAATCATCATGGGGAACAACACCGCCTTTGTTAAATGGCTTAAATAGAGAACCTGCAGTCAACAAGCCGCCAACCAACGAGGAGCCAATGTTGCCCTGTGGCTGTGCTGTAAGAGCCGTGCCACCAGATTGACCGCCAATACCAAGAAGAAGATTGGCAAGATACTGAGTCGTCTGAAATGGGTAAGCCTGTTGCGCTTGGAACTGCTGCTGATTCGCAACGTCTTGCGCTTGTTGTACAGCCTGTTGCGTAGCACCTGCCGCCATCTGCGCTTGTCCACCTGCAAGACCTGCTGTCTGTGCGCCGGTACCAAGCTGACCCAACTGTGATCCGGCCTGAAGTTGACGGGCTTGATCCGCATTGAATTGGGCAAGTGCTTGACCGTACCCGCCCTGATAGACGTTAGCCATCGTTTGCCCAGCAGCTAATCCCTGCTGACGAGCCAATTCAGCTTGTGCCACACCCGCACGATCACCACCAAAAGCGCCTTGGCTAATGGCATTGCCCAACAGTTGTTGCTGTTGTTGGGCATTGGTTTCATTAAGATTGGCTTGAGTAGCCGCCGCCACACTATTAATATACGGCGACATATATTGGTTAAGCTGCTGTTGGCCGAATGGCGTAGCGGCATTGCCCACCAAACCTGCACCCGCCTGATAATATGGTTGCGCTTCAGCGGCGGCCGCATTTATGTTTTGGACACCTGCTTGCTGAGTCGGCGTTAAACCCGCAACCATTTCCCCTGTATACGGTGTAAAAGGTGTAGCCGCGACTTGCTGTGCTTGGGCTGAAAGCATGTCATAATTCGCCTGTACCTGAGGTGGTGGCGAATACGTCGATGTGGTTGTAGCTGTACCTTTAGAACCGCACACGGCTATCTCCTACTAAGCAGCGTTGGCAGCCATTTCAGGCTGACCAGTTGACGCCCCATAAATAAAGAAAGCACCAGCGGGGTGGCCGAAGTGTTTCTCATATAACTCTACTTTAGCATTTGTTCGTTGATTTGACAAAACCCCAATCATTAGAGGTAGATCAAGGCCATCAGCCGCCTTTTTAGCAAACTCAATCAACTTATGAACGCGGGAAACCGTAGCGTTTCTGTATTCAGGGCGGACAAATACAGACATTTCTTCAAGGAATGGGGTATCAGAATACCAGTTGTTAGCAATCCGAAGAAGAATCATAGCCTCAAGATTATCTTTAGTTCCCACCACGCCAATAATACCAAAATGCTTATGTAGCAAAGGGCGAACCGTATCGCGAACCTTTTGCTCATTTAACTCAAACATTCCGATTTCTTGGTGGATCATTCTGGCGAGGGTCATAATGCCGTCCTCGTCATCCGGTTGGGCAGTCCTTACCAATGGTTCAGTTGTTACCCGTTCAAACTTTGGCATCCGCTTACGGGCGCTTTTGGACAGGCGAATACGTTGCTTTTTAAACATTGATTCCATTTTTAGTCCTTCTTTGGAGGTGCAAGTTTTTGTAGGGTCTTAATATGTTTCTTTCGTAACTTCATTACAAATTGGTCAAGTATGCGATGACCACGATTAAGATCGCCGCCGCCAATACCCACAACCGCGTACGGGGGAATAACGTACTCTCCACCAGCAGCAACAATAGGAACAGGGTTACCAGCATTGTGTGATCCATCGTCATGGTATTTTGATATCATTTCTGTGATGTTTTTGAAACCACTAAGCGTGTTCCCTTCACCAAGGTAAGCAACTTCTTCAGCCGGAATAACATAGGCTCCGGCGGGTACATGCATAGGAAGATGATCTGTGCGACCAGCCACGGGGCTGTGGATAGGACCAGTATGGATAATATTACGCCCATTTCCATGCGAATTTCCTCCATGTGCTTTTCCCGACCGCGCAATATTTAATGCAGCCGCCACAGCTTGGTCATGCGGATGACCTGAACGGGAAAGTTCACTTATGTTCTTGCTGATAGTAGCTTGAGATGAACCGTGCTTAAGTGGCATCACGAATATCCTACTGCAATAATGGAACCTGTGCCGGGCGAAAAATACAATCCCGTCGCAAATGGAACTTGGATTTGGTAAATGCCAAGCGTGTTAGGAACGGCATAAATGCGGCTACTTGATGCGGCAGATGTCGCGTCATAAAGGTAGCCCTGCGTGGAACCTGCCACGATAACGCTTACCGTAGCCAACCAGCCTGACGATGACTTGATCACTGACGCAGTGGATACTTCCTTGCTGTTATAAAAACCAGCATGGGTATTTATGGCAGTAACGTAAGAGTTAATGCCAATAACGCCGTTTTTCTGCGTGGAAAGGATGTCGTCTAAAGATGCGATGGTAGCCTCCTATTAAAATTTGCCGTCTACCTGAAAACGATACTTAACCCCGCCCAAACGCCAGAATGTGCCAACGTCTTGCGACGACAGCGAGAACGCCATGAAACGCGCCCTAATCCGGCATGAAATATATTCCGTGGATTGCGTCATGGGGAATGTTACTGAACTGACCGTGTTAGACGGGGAACCAGAATAGTAACTGGTTGACGGTGAGGTGGCTGTGTCAGTGGCGTAGTTGGTGTAGTAAATGGTCAAGTAAACAGTAGCATTTTGGTTGCCGCTGTACGTACCCCATTTCATGTCTGGCCAGATTTGATCCACAAAAACCAAATTCTCTCCTTCAGCCAATTGGAAATAACCTGTCTGAAATGACGACAACATGGCAGTGGTTGATGTTCCACTGGCGGCGTCATTGCCCACTTCATGCTGATAAATATAAGTGTCGCTACCCGCGCCAATTGGTGGGCCAAGAACAGATTGGTCAATCCAAGCAGTTCTGCCTAGTGTGCCAAAATCCCACTGTTGGGTCTGCACGTTGTACTTAACGTAGCTATCGTTTTCAGTAGCAGAGGCGGATGGATAATACCACGTAATCTCGTTGTATTGGCTGTTAACGCCGCAAGCTACTTTGCTAATGTAATCTTTGTTAATGTTTTGGAAAATCACGTCAAAGATAGGGCATGGTATTGGCTGTGGGCCGCCACCCATCATCATAAAAAACTGTCTTTGGGACATCCAATATACAGCGCCATTAAGCTGACCAGTGCAATGTCTTGATACCGCTCCGCAATTAGAGCCAATCTTGTTAAAGCTATAGACAAATGGCGTTCCCACATATTGCATCGCCCATAAGTCTAAATCAGTCCAAAGCAATCCCTGTTGCGGACCTTGTATACCCGCCACAATCTTAGAACCTGTAGGGATGCGATATGAACCAGCTTGGTTGGTTGACGAAGCTATCCAATTGGTAAAATCGCCAACGTCACACCACCTGACAAGCATAGGGTCTGCCTGTAGGTTAAACGAAGAACCGTAAGCTACAATCTGTCGTTGAGGCATGGCGACAAAAATGCCAGAATTAACGAGCGGGCCACTGCCACCCACAATCTGAGCATTTTGCAATTGGCCGTTAGGATCGTAATAATAGATTGCGCCACCTGCAGGACATGCAACTAGATACGAACCAAAGTTATCTAAGGTCCAATCTGTCGCAGTGATTGCTGTGCCGGGAACAGACGGTTGAGTTGAACCAACGCCAAAGCCTCCTGTACCAAATCCGCCAACGCCAAACCCAGTACCCGTGGGTTGGGGGCCGATGGCAATGTAAAAATTGGATTGCACATTGCCGCTATTTTCTGCCGTGGGGCCAGCAGAAGATGTTGCTGTGTTAGCTGCGGCAAAAGTAAATGAACTTCCGCTTGGAACTGTTAAAATGGTGTACAAACCAAAAAGTGTAACACCGCCAACAGTCGTAGATACACCAACATAAAACGTGGAACCTATGGAATACCCGTGGTTATCAAGGTAACATGTAACCGTAGATTGACCGTTTGTGGTTTGAAAGGCAGGGACACCAACTAATTTAGCCGTACCCGTGCCAGTTCCAACACCTGTGGCATTAAATATCACACCAACTGTATTGGCTGACGCGCCAATTAAGGTGTAGTCAGTTGTGCCAACAGTCACAATTTGATAGGTGTTTCCCACCACAAATGACCCAGCTGTTGTGTTGGTGGATGTATTGGCTGTTGAAGTTGCAGCACTTGCCGCCGTAATAGAATACGTTGTCCCAGCAGCGGTCAATAATTGATATGGCCCCGATAAAACAATCCCGCCAACAGATACGGGTGTTATATAATCAACGTAGTCCAAAACTGATGCAGTAATGTTGGAATCCGTTACGTTAACAACTTTTGAACCAGATGTGGTTGAGAATACTGGTGCAGTATTTGTTACGCTATTTTGTGGTGTAATGTTAACAAGGTTGTTCCCTGTCAAAACATTAAGGGACGATTCTGCTCCAATCCCAAGATGGTTGATGGCATTAAGATCAGCCCAACCCTTAAGTGCGCGAATAGCTGAGCCAATAGCAGAATTATAATACGCTACCCAACCGCCAAGCTTCTGAGCCAATCCAAATCCGTTTCGTTCCGGCAAAAAGCGAATCAATTGAGAAACGGAATAAGCGGCCTCATTTAAGGTTGGGGTTACGTTCGTATCAACGCCGGGTTTGAGTTTGATCGTACCAAAGGGCATGATTAACCCCTAGTTGGCGAAGCGGCGGGGGCAGGTGAATAAGACGACCAAGCGGCTGCCTCATATTTTTTGCGATTCTCTTCAACCAACGCACTGGCTTTCAAAGCCTGATACTGGCTTTCGTAGGTTTGCGCCATTTGTGGGTCGTCGTTAATACGCCCAAAGTTGCGCTGGAATGCGGAGATGTAAATCATACTTGCCATGATAAACATATCTGGCAGGTACGTTGAAATGTAAGTTGTCGTGTTTGTGGCAGAAAGCGGCGCAGACCGGACAGTGCCAGTAATAATAGTGCCGTAGTTACTGTCAGGCGTTGGCCCCACAATCATATATTGGCTAGTATTACCTGTAGTAGCAGTATCGCCCCCATAAACAGCAAAATACTGAGGTACGCCTGTCGTAGAACCTGATCCGTAAACATTCTGTATAAATTCTTTAGTAACTGGCAATAGCGGTGAAGAAACACCGGAATTAACTACTTCAAACGTCTGCGGTACAATAAACTGCGACGTAGGTAAAGTTAACGTATTGTTATTTTGGGTAAATGAATAAGCTGTCGTGCTAATTTGAGTAGAAAGAAAGTCTAAATCACGCTGCATACGCAATTCTGCGTAGCTGATCATTTGGGGCAAAATGATCGTGAAATTGGTATCATTGGACGGAATGACGGCCATTGTGCTAATTTGCTGCACGTAACTTGAGTATGTTAAGGCCATAACTTAATCCTACGATGCCATGTCAAAGGCAGCCTTTTCTACCGCCGCAACTCTATTTGACCAACCTTTGCCAAACGTACCATACGTGGGCAAACTTTGCAAAAAGGCTAGTCTTGCTTCACAGACTCCCGTAGCAACTTCACGAGCGTTAGCCGCTTCACAAGCACTAATTGTGGCTTGGCCGATTTGTCCGTCCGCACCAACGCCAAGTACCTGCTGAAGGGTTTTCGCCGCACGGCCTACCCCACTATTAACAGCCATATCAAAAGTGGCATAGTCAATGCCAAGAGGAAGTGAGTCGCCACTGATCTTATCCCAATAATTAGCCTTATACAAAGGAGCCACGTCCTGCGGCCCTAAAGCCCTCATTTCAGCTTCAGTAACATCTCGCTTCACCCAAGATTCCCAAACTTTTTGCGTTACGCCAAGATTTGTACGACCGCCGGGGTCTTTGGGATTATCCGTATACCCACCTTCAGATTTAAGAACGAGGGCTAAACATTGTTCAAAATTACCGTTCACTGTTTGTTCCCCAAGGAAGCAGTAAGCGCATCCGTCTTTTGCTTTGAACCAGCGGACGAACCAAAATAAAAACCCATTACGCTAGTCCAAGCAGTGCCAAGTGTACCGATTAGCATAAGCAATGCCTCGCCACCTGTGGCCGGAAGACCAAAGTGCAAAATATAAGCAATGATGCCAAAAAAACCGACCGTAACGCCTACTGCCAATACGCGAGGGATCCAATCGCGGGTTGCAATCTGCATATTACGGGCTGAATCGCGGTCTTGTTCGGAAATACGTTCCAGATCAATGTCCAACGACTTCATCTGAACTTTGAAGTCCGCATCAATCTTTTTCAGGGCCGCCAACTGATCACCTGTTGGATTAGCAAGAGCCGACATGATGTCGTCTTCAGTGCCATTTTCATGACCAAAAAGGGCATTTGATATAGCTTTAACCGCCATGCCACCAACAGGTCCAAGCAATGCCGTCGCGATGGTTGGGGCGACTGAACCAAGCAATGGTCCAAAAGTTTTAAGAATGTCCATGTTATTTCACCGTTATCATAAGAAATACGCCAATTGCACCAATGCCTAATACCAGAAAACCTACAATACTGCTAACCATAATCAAATCCTTGCGGTTTTCTTCCTGTTCCTTCAAGGCAGCCGCAGCTTGACGGGCAGCTTCCTTCCGCATCTCAATGACTGACCGTTGAATACCTTCCCATGCGGCAGGGCCATACTGCCCCACAAACATATTTTTAACGTCCAACTGCATTTGCTGAGCCTTGGCTTTGGCGGCATAAATCTTAACCGCTTCAGCCTCAAACTCAGCTTGGCTTTGGAATAATTTCTTTTTGCGTGGTGTAGACGCAATAGTAACAATTTGGGCAACCTTACTGAAAAGATTGCCCACTTTTTCTGCAGTTTCCATTACGTCCTGCCCTGCATCGACGGCGGACTTGATGCTATTATAGATTGCAGTCGCGCCAGCGATGAGGGTAAACGGGTCCATACTTAGTCCATATTATTCAGCAGGTTGATTTTCCGGCGCTACAGGCGTGGCTGCAGCAGCTTGGATTTGCGGTTCTGCTTGTGCTTTTATTTTTTCATAAACAGCAATACCCGCTTCAAGCGGTAACTTCCCAAGACCCGCCGCAATAATATTTGCTTCTGCGACCGTAAATTTGAAAGTAAGTTCAAGATTTTCCATTGAATCCTCTTAGAATGGTGGTTGTTGGGTTTGTGACGTTGTTTCACTTAATAGGTTAATTTGTGAAGCAATTTGCGCCTCAACGCCGGGCATACTAATACAACCCGCAACCCATTGATAGGCCATTTCTTGAGTAATGTCAGCATATGGAACGAATTCTGCTGGGTTTGGCGAACCTAAATTAGCCGTACCAGATGCAGATGATGTGACAGTGCCATCCGTTCCCGTGCATACCCAATTAATGGCCGTAACCACATTGGCTAGGCCATCATATTCTGGGCTAACGATAAACTGCGGAAATTCCCACGTAAATTTCATTACGCATATCCCACCAATCCAGCCAGAACGGTATACGTACCAGACCCAGTTTTAATAATGGCAAATGTGTAAATGTCCAACGCGCTTGCATTGCCAGACGATGGAGTAACCAAGTTCTGCCACTTAGGGGTTACGGATGTCCCGTCTATAGTAAAGGCAGATGCATAATAAGGCGTTGAGCCATTGGTGTTAATAAACACACACGTAAGCGCCTGACCCGTGGACAATATGGAGTTGAGCGTATTTGACCCGTTACCACGGAAGTTTAATGTAAAATTGCCACTGGCATTTGTGGTGTAATACAATACCGACTGCGTAAGAACGTCAAAGTTAATTGTTCCGGTCGCAGAAGTCGCGGTAATTGTGGCTGGTTCTGCCGCATTTTGTATGATTGCCGCCAAAGTGGATGCGGAACCATTAAAGGTAGATGTCCCGTTAAAAGTAGACGTGCCGCCTACAACCAGATTGCCCGTAAGAGTAAGGGCCGTAACAGCACTTAGAATACCATCATCCGCCTTTTTGACGTTCGTTCCGTCTGAATAAAGTAGGATGCTAAATCCCTGTGGCGGTGCAACCGTAGTACCCGCTGACGCATTGCTTCCGTTATTAGAGCCAACCGTTACAGTATAAGAGCCAGTTGTGCTGTTGGTAACAATCCACATACCTGCCACGCTTTGTGGCAAAAGCACAGTCTGGTTAGCCGCCAACGCACCCGTCAAGTTAAACCGCATAGCCTGAGACGTGGAACCCGCTGCCGTGGAACTTGGCGCAGTAATGTTAGTATAAGTGGGTGAACCGCTGGTGCTGACAGATACGCTTGTCGTGTTGCCAAACATCTGGTCAAGGATGGTAGCATTATAATTAAGCGGCTGATCCCACGTTGGGGACGTACTGTTATACGCTGGTTCGTTTAGGGCAAGATTGGTTGTAATACTCATGGCTTATCCACCTTTTGCTCCAAACGGTCCCAAATCTTGTTTAGCATCATTTCAATGCGATTTAAATGAGCAGTTAAATCATCTTTGCTGACGTATTTTGTTGGCAGATCAACCCGCAAATCATTCAACATTTGACGGTCTTTTTTGGCGTCTGCAATGATTTGGGCATAAAAATACCCTACACAAGCAAATCCCGCCGTAATGAGAATATCAACAATTTGCTGCCAGTCTAATGTCATGATTGCACCACAGGCCAAGTAAGTGAGGAAACCGCCGTAATTAGTTCTTCAACATTCGGAGCATTGGCTATTGCCGTCCGGTTGGCAAGCGCACCAGCCCTAACCGCAGCACGGTAAGTTGTCGTGGCATCAGGAACCGCCACATTGGTTTCTGCCTTACGCACAATCATCCAATCCGTTGGTAACAACAGACTATATGCCGTTTGATCCACTTGCGCGGTAAAGGTCGCCTTTAACTGCGTCAGGTCTTTTGGCGACGTTGTATATGTCCCATCCATGTTTTCTTGAACCCAATAGAAACGGTCGTCAGGACGTGGACCCCACGTAATTTCAACAATGCCCAATGCTTCACGCATTTCAGGCGTAGATTCCCGCAACCAATTTGGAGGATAGTTTGTATCCCCAATAGTGAAGGGCTGGTCTATGTTGATCTGTTGGCCATTATGAAGAAACATATTTCACCTATCGGGCGCGGGACGAGTTAAACGGGTTTTCCGCAAAAGCGGCGTAGATTATTGTACCATTATTTGCTAATCCAGAAGCATCCCTAAGTTTAAATCCGTTAGACAACAAATCGTAATTTTCAGATGTGTCTTCTGCCGCACTTAAATTAGGAAATAATCTGTTTTGATCTGGATTGTATGGTCCACGAGAACTGTCAATAATAAGCCAGTTGCTTGTTGCGTCTGTTCGTTTGAACATTATAAACCTTGGTCTAAATCCAAGATACACGAACGTGCCATCCGTACTACCATTACCCGTGTACGATCCAAATGCACTGTAGCCAGCTACTGCGGCCCAGCAGTAGGCAACCATGTTTCCTGTTGTTGCAAGACCAGCGCCCAAAGAAAATACAGTTGATGTGGGGTTTGTGTTATTCCATACAACAGAACTTGTTGCTGCTGCGGCGGTACCATCAAGTATTAAATATTGTGTCCCGCCTAACGATTGATGATAAACATACCAATCCAAAACATAGGCGCGTGTCTTCATAATTACCAATGATGGTGCAACACCCAGCCCATGCCCAACAGTTGCTGAGCCGCTTGAAGGCGCGGTATAAGTCACCACAGAGAACCCTGCGGTCGTGTTAGCCGACACGGTGGACGTGATGCTGCCATTGGTGTTGGAGACGGTTGAGCCGCCAGCTTTCCATTGCCAACCGACAAATGTTGACCCACTGAAATTTGATGATTGATCGTTGCCAGTGACTGTAAACCCGTTGGAAATTGTTCCCGAATAATATGCACTTTCGTTTGCTTCAGCATTTGTCAAATTTGAATACAAGGCATTTGTCCCACGGGAAACGTCAAACAAACGATGGCTTGCCCCAGAAGAATAACTTCTGTTTTTGTACCAAACTAAATCAGGCTGGAAGGTTGTTCCAATCGTATTATTGGCGCTGTTCAATACGTTTTGCGTAACACCCGTACCCGTATAGGTCGTAGCCGCCATATACTGCGCCCCGTTTGCAATGGTAGGCGTAGGTAAATTGTAGGTGTTCAGTGCATTGAAGCCCGTTGGCGGGGTGTAGGTGAATGGCTGTTGGCCGAAGTTAACAGAACCTGCGCCACCACTTGCAGATGTGTTTACAGATATAATTGGATACCATGTTAAACCGGATGTAATGCCAGTTATGGTTCCTTGGCTTGTTCCATTAATAAAAAATTGAACAGTTTGATTTGTAAGATTAAATGCAACACCAATGACCGCCCCAGTTGTCCAAGTGGACGGGTTGGCAGGAGTGCTTCCACTGGTGGTGTTCCAACCGCCGTTGGACATAAGAACATAATTTGGGCCGTTTGCGCTACCACCATATAAAACGCCAGTTGTAATGCCAACCTGTGCGTTTACAGGACTTCCTTCAGTAAATTCATAATACCATTTTCCAGAATTTACTGCTATTGAACCCTGAACTGGCGCTTTATTGGCAACACCCGTTGGTGTGGAATACGAATAATTTAAATTTGCATTTGAATACGTTACAACTGTGCCGTTAGGATTAAATATAGGATTCAACACCGCATAATTCGCCACCGACGCAGACGTAACCGTAGGGCTATCCGTCATGCTGTCGTAGGTGCTACCCGCCGTCAGGGAAATGTTGTTCGTCGTCCAGTTATTGCTATTGCCAGACGTGTCATAGCCAAGCGTGGTCGTAGATGTCGTATTACCGAAATTCAGGTAGAACCCGTTCGTGCCATACGTGCCGCTGTACTTGATGGGTTGCCATACGCCGTTGGTGTCGTATGCACCGAAGCTGGATGGCGTCAGGGCTTGGCCGTCAACCATATTTACTTCAGCAAGATAACCATCAAAATAGTTATTTGTGCCGTCATAATATTGACCAATTAAACCAGTATTAGAAGTTTTATTGATATTAAGGACAGTATTCTGCGTTGGGTATGTTGCCGTAGAAAATGACGTAATTTGAACGCCATTGACATACATTAGTACGCGGTTTGAAGCCGTTGCCTGTGTTGTATCAGCCGCAACTACAATATGATACCAAGCGGATGGATCACGATAAACGGCGGTAGTTTGAAGCAGTGCATTTGATGATGTTGGATAATCACTAAATTGCAAAATATCAGAAGAATTAAATAATATTCCGCCTTGGTTATTGCTTGCGGAATAGCCGTGTTGCAATCCTTGAACTGACCCAAGTTTACCGCGTTTTACCCACCCTGACCATGTGAATTTTTGCCCATTGGTCGAAGTGCCAAGAGTCCTATTCAAATACGCACTTGCAGACGAACGAAAGCGCAGGGACTTACCTACGCTGTAACCACCAGACACACCAAAGCCGTAAGCCTTTGCCGATACTGCTCCACGGGTGATAATCGTTGGCATCCGTCTTATCCTTATGCAAACTTGGTTACTGTGCCAAAGACGGTATACGCAGCCGAACCCGTCTTAACAATGCTAAAAGTATATATGTCAACTGAACTGGCGTCACCTGATGTCGGAGCCGTACCACCCTGCCACTTTGGTGTGACTGATGTTCCATCAATCGTAAAACCTGTCTGGTAATAGGCGGTAGCGCCATTTGTTACCAAGAAGGCAATCGTAATGGATTGACCAGTGGACATAAGCGTATTTAATGACGTTCCTGAACTGCCGCGTATATTCAGTGTCCAGTTAGCCGACGCAGATGACGTGTAATACAAGACAGACTGCGTGGTTACGTCAAAGTTAATTGTACCCGTAGCAGCCGTGGCCGATACGGTCGCAACTTCTGCAATGTTGGTAGCAACCGCCGCCAAGACAGAAGACGAACCAGAAAATGTTTGTGTTGCGGTAAATGTCGTGGCCGTACCGGGTGCAACATAATCCGTACCTGCCGTTGCCGCCGTAATTGCTGTTGTACCCGTGCCTTTAAGCACACCAGTAAGTGTTGTAGCGCCCGTACCACCAGCCGCCACAGGAAGTGTTCCTGCCGTTAATGCGGACGACGATGTGGAATAAATAGCATTATTGGCTGCGGTAAATCCTGTAAGGCCCGTGCCGCCATTTGCAGTATTTAACGTACCTGCAAGAGTAATCGCACCTGTTGTAGGGGATGATGGCGTAAGTCCCGTTGTACCCGATGTGAATGACGTAACCCCTGAAGCAGCGGCCCAAGATGCCGTTGTCCCATTAGAAGTTAAAACATAACCATTTGTGCCGATTGCAAGGCGGGTTGCACTATTTGTGCCGTTGCCAATAATTAAATCGCCCGTAGACGTAATTGGCGACAATGCATTGAACGCCGCAGAAGCAGTTGTTTGCCCCGTTCCGCCAGATGCAATAGGCAGTGTTCCCGTGGTCAATGCAGACGATGACGTAGCATATACTGCGCCGCCAGACGTGAATGTCGTCAATCCAGTGCCGCCGTATCCCGTTGCAATAGTTGTTCCGTTCCAAACACCCGTTGCGATTGTTCCAACACTGGTTAAGGACGATGAGACCACGTTTGATGCTAATGTCGTACCCGTTAACGTACCCGCCGGAGCAATAACCGCCGCAGTAGACGCCGCAGTTAACTGGCCCTGTGCATTGACCGTAAACGTAGGTATGGCAGTGGATGAGCCATATGAAGTGGCTGTAACCGCCGTATTTGTAATGCTGAATACGTTGCCTGATAATGTAAGACCCGTACCAGCGGAATAAACACCCGGCCCACCAATCTGAACAAACGTAAGAGGCGTTGTGCCAATGGTGATTGGGAAATCGGTGGTCTGAACCCACTGCGTACCCGCATTAACCGTGCCAGAAATGACAAAGGTTGTATCGCCG